ATGCAACAGATTTTGCCCCTACAGCAGCGAATGATCTGAGAGATGCTTCTGCTGGAAACAGAACAAACTGCCAGATTATTCTGGAGAGCGTTACGGGAGTCGCGGCTACTCCAGGGGCGAGGCAATCCGCGAAAGTCGATCTGGGGGCTCTCCGAGCGGAATGGTATCGCGTCAGAGCGGCATTCGAACTTGCGGCTACTCCCACAGCGGGAAATGCGGTGGAGTTATGGTGGTTCCCCTCCCATTCAGCTACGGCTGGGACAGGGAATGCTGGGGCGGTTTCTGGAGCTGATAGTGCTTATACAGGCTATTCTTCTAACGTTCTCGCATCAGTCCCCCAAGGAAGACTCATAGGCATTTTCACGGTTACAGCTCAAGCCACACCGACGATTCAGGTAGCGGAATGTGGGATGTTCTCCCCCACAGAGCGTTACGGGTCGCTTGTTGTCGTGAATAGATCCGCAGCAACGATGCATTCTGACAGCGCTGAGCATCATATAGTTTTTGATCCAATCGTGACACAGGTTCAATAAATCAGTGGGAGATCTTTTTGTAGGAATCTTCACCAGAGATCTTATCAATTTTTCTTAAGTAAGAGGAATCCGTAAGGGCTTATGAGTCAACTGTCTCCGTATCAAAAAATGGGAAAACCTGAGATTGGCTGTGAGCTAGATCTCTCTCATGACTTATGCAAAGGGCTGGCGTCTTTGCATTTGATGAATGAGGGCGGAGATGTATCCATTTTTAATCTCGTTAGAAACTCTTCTGTGAGTAGTTTTGTTGGAGGAGTAAACTGGGAAACAGGTATGGACGGTCCTACGACGAAATATAATGAGTCCACAGGGTATATAAACCTTAATAATTCTCTCAGCGATTTTTCCTTTATACAGAACACGCTAGTCTTTAGTATCACAGCAAGAATGTCTTTGCCGAGTCTCACTGCTCGTCAGGGGATTATTTCCTCTACGTCATCTTCTCTAGAGAAGGGATTTTCTTTTTTTTGGGAGAATTTTGATACGACGCAAGGACAACAAGCTCTGCGTATTCTTGTAGTTCATGGAGTAACCGGAAAATCTGTTAATATGCATTCTCCTAACAATGCCACTATTCTTGATAGTGGTTATCACAGCGTTGCAATCGTCGCGTTATCATCGGTAACGATTAGCTTTTTTGTGGATGGAGAGCTTGTTGGCCCTACTGTGAACAATAACGTTACCCCAGCGCTTTCCACAGGTGACAGCACAAGATCCACGATCATTGGTGCGTTGAATCTCGCATCCCCTACCCTATTTCACGGAGGTACTATAGACAACATTCACGTCTATAATCGGCCTTTGGCTCATGATGAAGTAAAACAACTTCACCTGAATCCGTATCAACACATAATTCATCCCACAAGACGTACTTACTATTTTATGCCACCAGTAGGGAAGTCTCCTATAATTTATCGACGCCCTCTCAGGGTTTGGCGATCCTTCTAAGCGTCACATGTAAAAAATTTACACTCAATATATTTTTTGGAGGGAAGTTAATCTTGGGACTCATATATACCATCCCCTACACGGGAACTATCACGAATGCGGGGGGAGACACCGATCTTCTAGAGCTTCTCCCTGCGGATGATAAACCTGTTTTGCTTCGTGGGCTGCTCCTCTCTCAGATATCTGAGGTAGGTGATGCCATGGAAGAAGGCCTTCGTATTACTATTATACACATGGCAGCCACTGTGACTTCTGGCTCAGGCGGATCTGCTGTAACTCCCCAGCCTGTCGATACAGGGACTGCGGGAGTTGCTGCGGAATGCAACAATACGACTGTGGCTACGACTTCAGGGGCTTCAACACCTCGGGTAGAGCTTGGCTGGAATATCCGTAATAGCCCGTATGAGCTATGGTTTCCTGATGACCGTTTTGCTCCGAGAGCGAGACAGGGAGAGGCGTTGTTGGTACGGCTCCAAACTACTCCGGCTGATGATTTCACTGGATGCTTCACGTTTTGGATTGAAGAGTTGTAAGAGGTCTGTGACGATTCCATTGATGCCGTAAGGCGTTGAGCAGATTGAAATGACTGAGATCTTATGGCCGTACTATTCTTCAGGATATTGCGCCCTCGTAGAAAACCGAATACTGGGTTTTTGTACAGCAAGGCTGTTTCTGGTGGACAGACAATTGCAGTTGGCCAGAGTGCAGAAACTGACGTTGCTCAGTTGGTCAGTTGGGCAATACGGCGTCTTATCACCTCTACGAGTGAGGCCGATCTTTCTCAGTCAGTTACATGGCGTATTCAGCGGCTCATCTCAGCTTCTGCTGAAGCTGATCTTTCGCAGAGTGTCGTTGTCTCAGTGGCCCATATGGTCATGCAGTCTACTGAGACTGATATTGCGCAGCTTGTATCCTGGCTTGTTCAAAGGCAGGTAACGCAAGTTGTTGAAGTGGATCTTGCGCAGCCAACGAGCCCCCTACGGATTTATGGGCTTTTGCAGGCTACAGAGGCTGATGCTGCGCAGCAGATTACGTGGGCTATACGTCGATTAGTGACCGCGTCGTCTGCTGTAGAGATTGCGCAGGAAGTGACTGTTGTTGGGCAGCTAATTATTGCGGTTTCTCAAGTGACAGAGGCCGATCTTTCACAGCTTGTCTCGTTGATGCTGCGTCGTTTTGTTGCCATGGCGTTTGAGGTAGATGTCTCTCAGACTCTTTCAAGTTTGAAGTCGTTGGCAGTTGGGCTGTCTTCTGAGATAGACAGTGCTCAGGCCGTACTTGTGGCTTTACGGCGGTTCATCACTGCATCGACCGAGGCAGATGTAGCTCAGCCGCTCGTAATGGTTATGGCGCATGTAGTAGCTCAAGTTTCTGAATTGGACAGTGCTCGTACCATTACAATGTTTATGTTGAGCAGTATGCGTCTTGCTATTTTTTATGACGATATTACTTTGACCCCGTGGATAACTGTGGATGAGCTATCTTTGGAGCCCTTTAACTGAGGAGGTGTGTATGCTGTTGAAGCGTCTTTATGGGCAACCTGGTCCTTCGAGACTTGGGGAAAGCGTACCGGAGTCTGTCACGTTGACTGGGTTGAGACTTGTGCATACGGGTACGCATGTCGAGCAGAATTTTTCACGCCAGCTTATTGACACTTTGGTGCGAGAAGGTTTTTGCACCTTACAGCGAGGAAAGATTATCCTGCACACAGAAGAGGCGGACTTGGAGTACACGATTCTATACACTCCAGGCCAGTATGTGTGCTGCCATGATGGATATGTAATTGCTGATGGCACTGCCCGTGGTGATGCTCAACGCGCTTACATCGAAAAATGGTTCCCAGGGGTACCATCGCCCGACAAGAGTAACCCCGCAGGCTATCGGCTTGTGAATGGCTATGAATGCGTGTTGGATGTGCAGCAGCATGAACACTGGAAAAGCCCATCGTCAGCGACGGTGAGTCATTATCGTGGTGAGCGGTCTGTGTTGCATCAAATCTAGGACGAAGGAGGAAGATTAGCAAATGTCTAATATAGTGTTTAATATCGCTCTTGGGAGAGTGGCTGAGCTTTAATGACGGGAGTGCGCGGTGATGGAACACCGACACACTCCCTAACATCTGTTACCTGAATTGGAGGCAACACATGCTGAATGATTATGATAACACATGGGCATTTAACGTCAAGGATGTTGCTTGGGTAGGCGGACTTTTAGAGGGTGAAGGTTGCTTTTTTCAATTTAATGGCTGCCCTCAAATTAAATTAGCAATGACTGATGGTGATACTGTTGAGCGCGCAGCATGTATTCTTGGTAGAAAATGTACAGGCCCTCACCCTAGGAAATCTCCTAGTAATAACGGGCGTCACCGGAAGCCTATATATTTAACTATTATTGCGGGAGCCCGAGCAGTAGCTTGGATGCTTATGATTTTTCCATTTTTAGGGGCCAGAAGAAAAGCAAAAATCGTAGAGGTTTTGAGTGTTTGGCGTAAAGTAAAAATAAAAAATAGCCTTAGGACGCATTGCCCACAGCTCCATGAATACTCTGAGGAGAATACTTACCGTGACTCGAAAGGTATTAGGCATTGTATACGTTGTAAGAACGAAAAGCGCCGTGGGAAATACCAAGCACTGTCTGGTGTAGATCGTAAGGCAATTCTTGATAGGAGACGTAGAAATTATCATGAATTACACGGACACTTATACACGTCGTTGCAAGAAAAGAAAGGTTTAATAAATGGCAAACATAGTTTTTAATATAGGACTAGGCAGAATAGCAGAATTGTATAATCGTGTTGATACGAATGATCCGGCAAATTCTGCCTTGATAATTTTTCTTTTGGCTTCAACTGGTATTGAGTCTGATGCAACACTCAAAGATGCTGATACAGTTACGGCGTTGGTGGCTGGTACAACAAATGAAGCCACCAATACGGGACATGCACGTAAAGTGCTGACGGATGCTGACATTGTTGCGTTTGCTCCAGACGACACCAATGACAGAGTAGATCTCGATATTCCCGACCAAACATGGACTGGGGTAGCCAACGATGGGACGGGGGCTATTGGGGATTTTGTTGTCGCGTTTGACAATGATACTACTGCAGGCACAGACGCGAACATTGTCCCGCTAACACTCCACGATTTCGTTGTGGTCCCTGATGGTTCAGATATTACTGCTCAAATTGCAGCAGCAGGATTTTTCCGTGCAAGCTAATTATTTGCACATATTTGCACGTTTTTGTTTGCTAGTGCTTATAGGGCATCCTAACTATGGCAGCATACCTCGAAAAAAATATTGATGGGGATGATCGTCTGCTCATAACAGGATTGCGGACTGTCAACCTTGAGACTGCATTGGTGACATATTTGGATGCAACTGCCACTGTCGAAGCCACCGTGGTAGATCGGGATACTCAGGTTGCAGTGAGTGGTGAAACGTGGCCGGTTGCGCTGACCTACATCGTTGCTAGCGCTGGAGACTTCCACGGTCCTTTACGGGACACACTTGAGGTACTTCCGCATCAGATACTTGATGTGCAGGTGGTCATTGATGCTGGGGTAGACCAGAAACGCACGCTTGTGCTTCGCGGTATCGCTGTGATCGACAGAGGATGAGGGCAAGAATATGGCTGGGATTATGATGAAGCGCGGCAGTGATGTGGGTGAGATAACCCCGGATACGCTTTATAAAGTGACACCAGGGGCAACTGGCGATTATATCATGTTGACGGAGAGCCAGATTACCGACGATGGTTCTGTGGTGAGCATAAATGGTGATGTAGCTTTGACGGGCGATTTGACACTCCAAGGTGCGGTAGTCTCTCCCAGTGTGGTTGCCATGGGGCCTGAGAAGGTCGTGAATGGGTCTTTTGACACAGACTTTTCCTCTTGGTCTTTGGGCGATGGATGGGGCTATGATGACGTAGGGCATGCTCTAGAAAAATATGGTAATGGTGTTGTGCCTACCACCCAAGACGTGAGTGCGGTAGCAGGAGAAACCTACCGCGTTACCTACACACTCTCTAATTTTTTAGCGGGCAATGTGACGGTTTCAGTTGGGGGAGTTGCCGGGACACAGCGTACTACGAACGGGACGTTTGTTGATACTATTGATGCAGCGGGGGTAGGAAATTTAGAAATTACTCCGTCAAATACCGCACGTTTGACTGTAGATGATGTTTCAGTGAGAAAAATCGGGGCATGGACTCAAGCCCATATTGTCGATGCAGCAGGTGGAGCTGTTGTTGATGCAGAAGCCCGTACTGCTATAGCATCCATTATTGATGCTCTTGAAGTTTTTGGTATTGTGGCGAGGGTGTAAAGTATGGGCCTTGCTGATATTTTCCGTGACTTAGCTACGAACATGCTTACCCCTGGGGGTATTTTCGATGACGTGCCTGTGGAAGCCACTTTTTATAGTGCCGTGGAAGGGAATGCTGCGACGTATGACCCTGTTACGGGCACGGTGGTACGGAATGAAGAGGCCCCTATCACTATCACGGGAGTGCCGACCAACCCTAGTATTCGTCAAATAGACAATGTGAATGTGTTTCCAGACGATAAGTTTTTCCTCGTGGCTGGGAGATCCTTTACCAATGCTGGCTTGAGCACGCGGAGAAAGCCTGGAGATCGGCTTGTTTTGGGGCAGCAAACGTGGGAAGTGGTAGAAGATGTGAAGACTGACCCGGTAGAAGCTGTCTTTATCTTTCATCTACGGCGACCTTAGCTTATGGCTAATGCAGAGTTTATTGCGGAGCTTGATGCTTTTGAGCGTGAAATTGATACGGAAATTCGTCGGCATGTTGAAGCATTTATTGAAGAAGCGCTCATGGCTATATGCGTCGGCAATACAATAGTGCTAGACACAGGAAGATCTACGGCGAGCTGGGTGACATCAACAGGCTCCCCTATTTTCTACATTGCGATTGACGTAACACCTACCAGCCGTTTGGACGGAGTTGCTGCAACAGTACGGTCGCTGCGTACGCTTGATAATTTGCAAGGCTATAAATTGGGAGAACCCGTATTCATTGCTAATGGGAATGAATATGTGCTGGAATTAGAATTTGGGAGTAAGAGCAGGAAAGCCCCTAGCGGATTTGTAGAGTTGTCTTTAGCTGGATTGCCAGAAGTTCAGTATTCTTTAGGTTTCTAAACTTATGTCTTACGCCGATACTCGGTCATGCTTTGAACAACTTTTTAGCACGCATTGGACATACACGCCTATTTTTTGGACAAATTCTCCTTTTGACCCGCCACAAGATGGCAACAGAAACGCAGAACCATACGTTGCTGTGACTGTAAGAGAAGGGTCGTCGGAAGAGATTACGTTAGGGTCTGAAAATCCGTGGTATAGGCACTCCGGTATTGTCATTGTACAAATTTTCACATTGGAGCGTACAGGCAGTGGCCTTGCTGATGGGTATGCAGACATGGTTAAGGGTATCTTTAAGCGTGTGGCCGTTCTAAACGGAAAAACTGACATAACTACATTAGCTTTGGATGATTCATTTAACTCACTTACGACAGATTTTATCACTCAGGGTTTTGTGGCAGGATTGTCTTTCACCGCTTCTGGGTCTATCCATTCTGAAAATAGCGGACTTTGCACAATTGTCTCTGTGACGCAACGAAAGCTAGCAGTGCTAAGTAAGCCGCTAGTGGATGAGAGTGTCGGGGTTGCGTTGAGCTTTCATGCTGTGAAAACATTTAATTATCGCAATAGCGGATTGATCCGACCACGTATCGCTACCATCATCCCTGTTGGTCTCGTAAGTGGCTGGTATCAGACAAATGTTACCATCCCATACACTAGGGATGCGCAAGCATAGTGAGGGACGTCCATGGCACAGGCAGATGCAAATAGGACTTCTTTGTACTACAGTGTAGAGACAGCCTTTAACGAGGTGCCGACTACGCCAACCATGAACGAGATTCAGCGGACTGCTGACGATTTTCAGCACGCAAAAACCACAGCGATACCGACGACTATTCGGGCAGACCGGATGCAAGAAGATCCGGTGAGAGTGGGAGATGATGCCACTGGTTCCTTCAACTTTGAATTTCGGCACACGCAGTATGATGCCCTCATAGCTGCCGTCATAGGTGCTGGTGGAGCTGGCGCAGGGGGTTATACAGTCGTTTCTATTTCAGCAGCAGACATTTCAGCAGCAGCTTCGGACGATTCTTTCAATAGAGCTGCTGGCAGCTTTATCACTGATGGTGTTGTCGTCGGTATGTGGGTTAGAGTAGCTGGATTTACAGGTGCAGGGGTTACAGCAGACAACGGCACTTTCAAGGTGCTCACGGTCGCGGCTTTGAAGATCACTGTCGATGCAGCTCTGGTTGATGACGCGGCTGGTGAGACAGTCACTATCACCGCAAAAATGGCACGAAATGGTGTGGTGAATCGTTCATTTTTGCTCGAAAAACGGTTTAACGATATTGCCATTTTTCAACAACTTCGTGGCATGACTCCCAATGTTTTTAGCCTCGATTTTAGGACTCGTGCGATCTTGACTGGCGCTCTCTCATTCGTGGGAGCACAGGGGTTGTATACGGGTGCAACTGTTGCCGGGTCGTCGGTTGCAGCGGCAACAAACCCTGCTATGGACAGCTCTGGCAATATTGTGTCATTGTATGAGGGCGGCATCGTCGTGAGCAGCCCTATCTTCAGCATGACACTCAATATCAATGCGAATGCTGCTGGACGCCCGGCAATAGCAAATCGGTACCCTATCGGTGTACGGCTTGGAGTGCTAGAAATTTCAGGGACAGTTGAGTTGTATTTTGAGGATGCGACCTTGGCCAACAAGTTCATTAACCATACTATGAGTTCGTTGGAGCTTCGGATGCTTGACGGGAATGGAAAAGCAGCCTATCTCACGATCCCGAGGTTGTTTTACACAGAAGGTCAAACCCCTGTACGAGGGGAAAATCAGGACATTTTCTTAACAATGCCTTTTCGGGCATCTGCCGGGTCGGCAGCGTATGACTTCCAGTTCGATAGTTTAGCGTAATGCTAATGTGAGGATTTTAATTATTATGGATTTGGATAAAATTTACGGATTCGATGAACAGAAAGCGACACGAGGTGTGTGGTTTGACTTAGTGGACGGCGGGAAGGTGCTTTTGGGGATGTTAGGCTCCTCGTTGTACCAGCAGGCAGTGATGAAGCACTCTCGGAAGTATCAGACTAAAATTCGTTTGAACAAAATGTCTCCAGAAGACATGAACGAAATTACAATTCAATCTGAGGCGGATGCCGTATTGCTTGGCTGGCACGAATTTGAAGTGAATGGCCAGCCCTTTCTGTACACTCGTGACAACGCAGTTACCCTTTTGCGAAAATTTCCTCGTTTGAAAGCGGAGATTGAGGAGTACGCAAATGACCATGAGCGCTTTCAAGCTAGCATGGTCTTGGAGGAAGACGCAAAAAACTAGCAGACGTCCTTACTTGGAACTTAAATGTTGGTGAGGACAGGGCTATTTTTGCTTATGAGCAGCGAGAGTTGAGTGGGTCTGCGGTGCCTATGGATGATGTGCCTGAGCTGTACCCACACCTGTTGTGCGTGTGGTCGATGTATGGGTTGCTCAGGAACTCTCGGGCTATAGGTTTCGGCACTATTTGGTATGTGCCGTTGAGCGAGATTGCTGTGGCCTTAGACTTGTGGCAGGTGCAGGAATCGGAGTGGCGGATTTACTATACGCTCTTGCTTCAAGGACTAGACCAAGTGTACGTCAAATGGTGGATGGATCGTCATGGCCCGAAGGATGGAAAGAAGTAGCTGATGCCTCTTTCACTTCGCATTGACACAACAGAAGCGCAGCAATCCGCTAACAGTTTTAAGCTGATCTTAACCAGCATTAAGACGGCTGCTGCCACTATTGATGCGCTTAACTTCAATAAGCTAGCTACGACAACTCGGGGATTGGTGGCCAATTTTACCCTGTTACAGGGGGGTGTTAATGCTACCATTCAGACATTGGGCACCTTGCAATATACCTTGAGCAGCATCGTAGCAGCGAAATACCCTGAAAAAATGGTGGATGGCTTTCGTGGACTGCGCGAGGTGGTTCGTGGGCTACGAGATGAGATAACTGGTTTGAATAGGGATTTTGCTACGACGGCTCGTACAGCACAAGAATCGGTAAATCGAGCCAGTAGACGGCGTAGCACCACTTCAGCAGGGGCGGATGCGGCTACGGCAGCCGCTACGGCAGCTACATCTACAGCGCTTGTTGTATTGCAAACACAGGCAGTGTCTACATCAACGGCGCTTTTTGGCACGTCTCGTTCCGTGGCGCTTTTTGGGGCTGCGGCTTCTGATACAGGACGTCAGGTGGTCCGTTTGACCACTTATATTGATGCCTTATTCATAAGCATCTCGAAAGTTCGTGGGCTATTGCCCTCAGCTCAGCAGAACATTCGTGGGCTATTGCCCTCTGGATCTCAAGGAGGGCAACTGGTTGCCCAACCTTCAAGATCTGTGCAGCCTTTTACTTTCCAAGGAAGCGCTTTTCATGGGGTGAACCAGGCATCTACAGGTGCTGCGCAAGGTGTCACCGTCTTAGGTACGGCGTTATCTAGCACTAAAGTGAAAAAGGATGCCCTAGACAAAAATTTGCAGCAGACAGCCTCTACGACGTTGCCGGGTTTTCACCAAGCTCTGCGGTTGGTTATCGGCACGCTCATTATTTTTACTGTCTCCCGTATTTTGCGGGAGCTGACGGAACTTGGCACTGAGCTTTTCGATGTCGGAAAGCGCATTGAATCCATCGAAGCGCTTTTCAGAAATGCGTCTGGGAGTGTGGATCAAGCTGGCCGTTTATTTTTGATTGCAAAAGAGCGAGCGAAAGAGCTAGGGCTCGATGTCCTGCAAACCTCTCAAGAACTTGCCACTCTTTCTTTGGCTGCGAAGGGCACTAGCCTTGAGGGAGAGAAAATCGAAAAGCTCTTTAG